TATGAGCAGTATCAATTTCCAGAACTCTTCCTTTATAAGGGTGCTCTAAAACATTTTCTACAGTTTCAACTTTCCCCTCTAAATTATAAATTTGAGTTTCTCCTACTACAACTTCTTCCATTTTAATAGGTCCTCTGGTTGTATAAATAATTGTTTCTGGTAGAACACATTGGTCTACATATCTCGCAGTATTATTAAACACCCTTAACATAGGAACAACACCATTGGAAATTCCATTAGTTCCTCTAATAACACTACCTGCACCACGGATATTATGTATCCAAATACCAATACCACCAGCTGACTTAGAAATTAAAGCACAATCCTTTAGACTGCCAAAAATTCCATCAATTGAATCATCCTTCATAGGAAGAAGAAAACAACTACTCAATTGTGGTCTATTAGTGCCAGCATTAAATAATGTTGGCGTGGCATGGATAAAATACTTTTCTGACATGGCATCATAAGTTTTAATTGCATCTTTAATATTATTACCGTGAATACCTAGCGCAACACGCATAAATAAATATTGCGGTCTTTCAATAATTTTGCCTTCGACCTTAAAAAGATAACTTCTTTCAAGTGTCTTAAGTCCAAAATAACCAATATTAGAATCTCTTTTGTGTTTAATAACACTATTAAGTTTAGTTTTGTGTTTCTGAACTATATCATATAATTCATCACTAATTAAAGGCGTTGGAGCTCTATTCTTATCTTTATTATCATAAAGAATTTGAATAGTTTCTGAAAAAGAAGGAGAAGTATTTTTCTCTAAATTTGACATAGAAATTCTACCTGCTATAATCTGATAGTCAGGGTGAACTGTAATCATAGTAGCACAAATCTCGGCTCCTAGAATATCTAATTCACTGGTACTTACTCCATTATAAATTCTACTACAAAGTTTCTGTGCAATTAAATGAGGATTTACATCCAAATTGAAAGACAGTGCCTTCATTCTTTTCAGAACTTTATCAAAAGAAACTTCTTGTTTCTCTCCGTCGCGTTTAATTACAAATATAGCGTTAGACATTTCAGTATTTTCTTGATTCATTGAATAATAATGATTTATATTTTTTTTTTCAATTTTAAATCAATTTTTTAAAAATACAATTAAAAATGTATAATTCTTAAAAAAAATGATTTAAAATGGATAAAAAATTATTAATTAAAATGGATAAAAAATTATTAATTAAAATGGATAAAAAATTATTAATTAAAATGGATAAAAAATTATTAATTAAAATGGATGAAAAATTATTAAATAAAAATGAATTTTATATTCATTATACTGATAGTTCGCAACTAGAAAAGTTCCTTAAAAAAAATAAGAAGTTGCTTGTAATTGGACACAAATGCTGTTCAGGAAAGGGTTGTCAGATTATCGAGTTTGATGGGAAAAAAATTACAGATAATAATGAAATAGATAAAATAAAATCTAAATATTAAAAACATTATTTAAAATAAATTTTTTTACTTAAATAATCAATGGGGAATTCTTGTTTTTAAAAAAAAATAAAATTACTGATTCAAATAAATCTGTTTTAATAGATTGGGAAGCAAAAAATAAAACTCAGAGTTTATCAAATATATAAACACTCTTTTAATACAGAAAATATTATTTTAACTTTCTAATTTTACTTCTTTCCAATTTTTATCTTCGTTATCTAATATAGTATGCCACATATAAAAAGCATCTGACCAATTATCATTTTTATGATCACATAATTCATCATCATAAGTATCTTCATTTTCGAGTGCTTCCTTGCTTGGTTTGAAATTGAATTTATCTTCAAACCATTTATTATCTATTTTTTTATAGTTCTCTCTTCCATTTTTGTATTTGTAAAAACTCGAATCTCCTTCCTCAAAACCAAATTCCTCAACTTCTACATTATATTTAGTTTCTAGTTGTTTCCATAAAAAACAAGGTGAATTCCAGGCACTCATAAAAGAGAATTCAAATTCTTCATCTTCTTCGTCCAACCCTGAAGATATTGTTATAGGAAAATCCCATTTTACACCCCATTCTTTACAAGCACTTCCAAAATTCCATTCACCCGTTGATAATGGAGCAAATGTCTGTGCAAAATCTTTTAATTCTTCATTTTTTAACAATTTATTTATAGCCCATTTTTTAAATATATGGATATCTCCTCTAATAATTGTTGTTCCATAGTACCAGTTTGGCATTTTTCTTTTCTTATAATATTTTTTTTAAACAATCAATTTTTTTCATTTTGAATTCTGAGACTTTCATTTAGAATTGTTTTGTAAATATCCTTTAGGTATAATCCATTTCTTCCTTGATATTGAGATTCAATTCTATAGTAAATATTATCCTCTCTATCTTTATCTTTTATAGGTTTCTTTTTCATTTTTTATAAATGACCTATATTATATACTAAACCTAATCTTTGTATTAAAAGAGAAAAAATTTGATTATCAATGTCATTAACTCCCGATCTAAGATTATCTATATCATCCATACTTAAATAATATTCTAATATATCTATACCAAAACTCATTTTTAAATTATATATAGAATATTAATATTGTATATTCTTAGATTCATTCATAACTACTTTATAAATTTGATTGATATATTCTCCTTCTTTACCTTGATAATTAGTTTTAATTTTTTTTTCAATAATTTTTTCTCTACTTTTATCTAGAACTGGGATATTATTTTCTTTTTTATATTGACCAATTTTTTTAACAATTTTAAATCTTATATTTAAGAGTTGAAAAATTTGAGAGTCAATATTGTTAATTTCATTTCGCAAAGTTTCGAGATTATTCATTTTATTTTTTAATTATTTTATATTTTTCTTCAATTTTTTTTCTATGATTATATTATTAAAAATGGTAAATGTCGTTGAAACACTAGTCAGAAGCGCAATAACATTCTTTGGAGGTAATCAAGAAGATTTTAAAAACCGCCCCATGAGTGAAACAGAGATAGTAAAATTTTATATTTTTGCTCTACTAATGGTATTAATTTACCTAATCCTTGTTTTATTATTTGGTAAAGTATTATGGAATAGTTGCTTGTGTGAATTATTACCAGTAAAGAAATGTAGAAGTGTATGGCACATTTTAGGTTTAATGATTCTTCTTGGATTATTATTACCATCTAGTAGTAAATAAATAATATTACTAAAATGGTTTTTTAGTATAATTTGGACAAGTAGGATATATAGGTGTATCCGGAAATATAATAGGTTTAATTGGAATAAATGTTTTATTTTCCATTTTTAAAATTCTATTTTCTAATTTAATAATTGGCAATTCAAGAGATTTCAATAAAGAAATAATTTCTTGATTTTCGATTATATTAAATTAGAAAATAAAAAATTTCATTTTTTTATTTTTCACAAACGTTTAAATGGGTAAAGTTAGATACATATATTTACCATTTATAGGAAGATAATCAATACCCATTTCACAAGATCCGTCGCATTCTAAATAATTTACTTCATCTTTTTCTAAATATTCTTTTAACTTTTCCCTTACTAATTCTATACCACTATCAATATTTTCTTTTGATACTGAAAACATTTCTGTCATAGAGTTATAAGGCTCTACCATAGTTTTATTTTTATAATTAGTATCATATAAATATGATAATTTGAATTTTTCTCCGTCATAATATTCATAACGAGTAGACTCCTTATAATTACCACAACTACTTCCTATATATTTATAATGTTTAACAGGACCTCCCATTTTTTTTACACCGAATATTACTGGAACTTGTAATGTAAATTTTGCTCCGTCTTTTTTCCTATTAAATTCAGTATAAAAACTAACTACCTTATAGTAATATTTGAATGGTTCACTAAAATCTTCTTCAACATTTGTTTTACCCATTTCCCAATCACTATATTTAATTGGAATATATCTGTTATGATCTATTAAATAATCACTAAAATATGAATACCCTAAATCTTCTTTTCTAAGTTCAACCCACTCTGGTAGACAACCATAATCATCAGGATAATCCGATAAGTTATGAATTTTGTTATCGCAGTAAATATATACACCTTCATTTCTATATCCGGATTTATTTTCATTTACAATAACATCATAGTCTTGAAAATCTTCAAATCCTAAATCATATTCTCCTTCCCATCTTAAATAATGTCCGATTGGTTTTCTCAAAAAATCCATAATGATTTATTTCAAATAAATAAATTATTATCAATTTTAAAAAAAATATAACACTAAGTAATAACCCTTTCTAAACCATAACCTAATATAAAAGCAATACTAGTGGAAATTAATCCATTTAATGTAAGAGATAAACAACCAATTAATTTAGGTTGTTTAGTTATAACTGCTTGAAAATATCCCAATAACATAATAGTTATCAGAGTGACAAAACAGTCAAAAATAAATATTTGATTGTATTTGTCAAATTTAAACCAATTTGCCACCAAATAAGTAAATAAAGGAATAAATCCAAACACTATAAAACTTAAAAATGTAATCATTCCTTCTTTTTTAATTTCCTTTTTATAATTTTCATCAGGTAATTCTAAACCCAATTCCATGTTAACCATAGATTTTATAAAGAAATCTTTATATTTAGGATTAGAAGTCAAAATTTCTACTATTTTTTTAGAATCTTCTTTTTCTAAACCTTCATTTTCATATAATTCAATCATTTCATTTGTTTCGTATTCGTTATTGTGATCGAATTCCCATGCTTCTTTGTCCCTCTCTGAAATAATATACTTATTCTCGAACAAACTACTGATATAGTCTCCAAATCCCATTGAAAAAGCATCAGCAACAAGATTTGCCGCTCCCATAGCAATAATATATTTGATTTCTAATCCTGAACCAAAACAAGCCGCGATAATAGAAAAAGTGGTAATAATTCCGTCAATACCACCGAAAATAATATTTTTAATATACTTCGCAGATTGGTCTGCGTGATGTGCTTCTAAATGAGAACCTAAATCCATTTACCTAAATTATAATTTTTATTTTTAAGTATTATATATGAAGAAATAAATACTATAATCCATCACATATAAGAAAATATATTATGAGTGTCTATGGAATTGTAAGTTATGTAAATAATCAAATAAAAAAAATTAAATTTTGAATTCTTTGCCTCCATTGTCATTTGTGTGTGTGGAAACTGGTAATACCGAAGATTTCTAAATATTAAATATTTTTTTGATTTGTTTAAAGT